GGTCCGCGCGGGCGTCAGCTCGAGCGCTTTTGGGCGAACCACCATCCGGCCGGCCTTGTACGGTTCCCCGCCCTCCTCGTTGGTCTGGCCCGTGTCGTTCGGTGAGGCCAGGCCCCCTTCGGTGACGTTCATCGGGACGATCAGCTCATCGGTGCCCTCGAGGAACTCGAGGTTCTCCCGGGCGCGGATCTCCGCGCGGGTGAGCCAGGGGCCGCCGCCGGCGGACTGGTAGGCCTTCACGCGTTCGGTGAAGGTCGCGCGCAGACGGGCGTCGATGTTCGCTTCCACGTAGTGGTCCGGGCCGAGGTGGTCTCTGAGACCGGCGTTGAGCGCGTCCTCGAAGAAGCCGATGTCAGCGCCGAGCACGTCCACGTAGAGCTGCTCGCGCAGCGCCACGATGTTGCTGTGCGTGCCGTCCTTCGCCCCGACGAGCTCCGGGGGGATGTGGAGTGCCTGCGCGGCTTCCATGAGCGTGAGCTGGCGTACCTGGACGTACTCGAGGTCCCGTGGGTTGACCGTGTCCACCGGCTTGTAGGTCATGCCGTCCTCGAGGATGGGCACACCGCCAGCGGAGCCGCCGCCCGGCCGGTACGTGGAGAACTG